TGAGGATGAATGATAGAACCAAATTGATATATGCTTTAAATCATCTTGCCCATTTACATGATCATATAGAGGGAAATTATTGGGAAGATTATTTAAGGGAAAATATTGAGAGTATGGAATATGTATTGGAGGCACAATTAAAAAAGTATGATGCAGATTAAACCTCACTGGATAAAATCACCAGGTTGGTTACATGCAGTTGTTCCTCAATCAGTGAGAGAAGAACTGTTGTTTTCTATGCAGACTCGTGGGCAGGATGCTAGAAGTACTCTCAGAGGCCATCTTAAAGAAGAATACTCACTTCCTATAACTAAGGAAATTTCTGTGTTTACGCAATTATTAGCGTATCAGTATATCCAACAATTTGGTTTACATCCAAGTATGGGAATACAAGAAGAGTTTGAGAAAAAAAATCCTGATTTTAAGTTAGGTCAACTATGGGTTAACTATCAAAGTAAGCATGATTTTAATCCAGCACATATTCATACAGGTGCATTTTCATTTGCAATCTGGGTAAAGATACCTTATGATTATAGAAAAGAACAAGAAATATATCCAAAAGTAAATGGTAACGAGACTGCAGCATTTTATTTTACATATAATAGTCCTCTTGGTGGGCAAGATTCGCACCATATAAACCTTGATAGTGGGTGGGAGTGGTCTATGGTATTTTTTCCTGCCAGAATGTATCATGGAGTAAATCCATTCTATACGTCAGATGAACAACGTATATCAATTTCTGGTAACGTGTATGTTGTAGATAAATGATTCCTAAATTTGAAAAAGGATACTATCCTAATTTATTATCTTGGAAAGAAATATCCAATCTTATTAACATAAGACCTTTAATGTCTTCATCCAGAGTGAGGGTGTTTGGAGAAGGAACTGATACATGGAAAAATAATTACTGGTGTAGTGATCCTAATTGTTATCCATCTAGTCTCTTGGAAAAAATTATTGATGATACTGGTGTTTGTTATTTTACAGACATGTCTAGGTCTACAGAAAAGATAAATGATTTTGCTAAAAATTTAGAAGATGAATATGATCAAGAAGTAGATGCACATATCTACATGTGTCGTAATTTAAAACCTGTCCATCCATTTGAAATTCATTTTGATATGAGTGATAATGTTATAGTTCAATGTGAGGGAACAACTAATTTTAAAGTCTGGGAGGCAGTTTCTAATCCCAAAGAATTGCTAAAAGAAAAGAAGGATGTTAGAATAGAAACTGATCAAAAACCAATATTGAATGTTGATATGAAACCAGGTGATGCTATTTGGATACCAAGATATTATCCCCATTTAGCAATATCACATACTAAAAGATTGTCTGTTAGTTTCCCTTTCAATAGGAAGATAGATAGTACACGTCGTGAAGATCGACATTGGATTAAATATGATTAGACTCTGGAGAATTTGGAAGTATGCACTCGGATCATTCGCAGACGAACGAACAAAAAAATATGACAATCACGTACTTCTCATACGGACTTTTATATTTTTCACTTACTTCATTACTAATTGTTTTATTGTGGCAGGGGTAATCCGACATTGGAATTAAGTAAAGTAGTTATTACTCCTAGTATTGATGTATATGATAATTTCTTCACTGAAGATATCAGAGAGGAAATTTGGAATCTATTGTTAAGACCTAAGTGGGCTCCAGATGGAGGTAATTCTAATAATTGGTTTTGGCATATGGATAATCTTCACAAAGAAGATTACTTTAGCAAATACTTATATGATATTATCTGTAGTAAATTAGGAGTATCATATAGACTACGCAGAATATATGCTAATGGTCAATCGGCAGGCCAGTCAGGAAATCCTCATACAGATGATGGAGACTTTACTTTTCTATATTATCCAAATCCAAAATGGGATTTAGACTGGGGTGGTCATTTAATTTTCTCTGAAGATAAAAAAGAACCTACTAAAATTATTGGATATAAACCAAACCGTGCTATAATATTTCCATCTCATATAACACACTATGCAGATGCAACGCATAGATATTACACTGGATTTAGAGTCTCACTAGCATATAAATTTATTAAATCATGACTGAATTGAAAGATTGGTTGAACTCAATTAACCAAACAAAGAAAAATCTTATTGAGGAAGATCCCTCATTAGAGAAGGACTATGCACCCTATATTGTGAACCGTATTTACTCTGGTCATCTAGATTCAATTATGTTTGCAAATGAAATGAATCAATATCATTTTCTACCAAAGAAGATGCAATATGATTTTTTTCTAAATACACTCAGACCTAAGAAGAGATTCTCTCCTTGGCTCCGTAAAGATAAGATTAAAGATCTTGACATGGTAAAACGTTATTATGGTTATAGTAACGAAAAGGCAAAACAAGCTCTTAGAATCCTAACAACTGAACAACTTAATTTTATAAAATCGAAATTTGAAACTGGAGGAAAACAATGAGTGTGGTGCAAGAGCCTGAAGTGAAATGGACTACCGATCAGATGGTAGAAGTTACATTAAAAGAGCCAGATGACTTTTTAAAGGTTAGAGAGACTCTAACCAGAATCGGAGTAGCATCTAGGAAAGAGAAAAAGATATATCAATCTTGTCATATTCTACACAAGCAGGGGAGGTACTACCTTGTCCACTTTAAAGAGCTTTTTGCTCTTGATGGAAAACACGCTAACCTTACTTCTAATGATGTTCAGCGTCGCAACCGTATTGCTCAGCTTCTTGCTGATTGGGGCCTCATAGGGATAGTTGATGTTACTAAGATACAAGATATTGCTCCTTTGAATCAAATCAAAGTATTAGCATATAGAGACAAAGATGATTGGATACTTGAAACAAAGTATAATATAGGTAGTAAGAAGAAAAAAGTTGAAGAGTAATTTTTTCTTTCTACGACTATTTTTTAAGGAGTAAAAAGATGAATGGTAGATTAGATAAGGTTGCTATGACCAGTAGACTCATGCAACTCAAAAGAGAATTACACTATAAGTGTGAGATTGGAGAGAAGGGTCAATGGGAATGCACTGGAGCAAACGAATACCTCAACAAAACTCTTGATATATTAGACGAGTACTGGCAGTAACTTCAATAACTTAATTATGAAATATTATGATAACAAATTTAGCATATTGGTATTTTCCTGATATTTTTTCACCTGAGGATTTATCAAAAATACATGAGTTGTTTTCTCAAGTAACAGTAGATGCAGAAGACGAACCTGCTATTGGTGTGACTAAGGTAGCAAAAGTTAAAATGGCTCAATGGACTCATTTTAAAGAACCATTTGCACCATTAGAGCAAGCATTCTTAAGAATTAATCAGGAGCAGTTTGGTTATAATATTTGGCCTCAATATGATGCTAATTATATAAGATTAAATGAATATTCTAGTCAGCACAAAGGAGAGTATGGTTGGCATTGTGATGGATCTAATAGTGCAACCTATGATATTAAATTTACGATGTTAATTAATGCTTCACTTGAACCATATGAAGGAGGTAAATTTTTTATCTTTGGTAATGGTGGAGAAAGAGAAGTTGGAGAGCTTGCAAAACCAGGAAATGTTGTTATACTTAAGTCAAGTATTCCTCATAGAGTTACCCCAGTAACCAAAGGAAAAAGACACAGTATTACACTTTTTTATTCAGGCCCTAAATTTCAATGACCAACAAAAGAAAATTTATATTTGATGTTGACGGAACATTAACAGAAAGTCGTAAACAAATTAGTACATCATTTCAAGCAGAGTTTATTATATTTTGTTGTAAGTTTCCTACGTACTTAGTTACTGGTAGTGATCATGATAAGACTGTAGAACAACTTGGAAGGGATATCCTTACTAGATGTGCAGGAGTATTTAATTGTTCTGGTTCAGACGTATATCAACAGGATAAATTTGGTACAGCAGATGCACCATATAAAAATATTTACAAATCAAAATGGAAACCATCTAATAAACTAATTAATTTTCTTAGTGATGAATTAGACTATAGTGTATTTCCAAATAAAACAGGCAATCATATTGAACATAGACCTGGCGGAATAAACTTTAGTATTCTTGGTAGAGGTGAAGGTTCTATGGAATATAGAAAGGAATATGTAAAGTGGGATACTGAAAGATTGGAAAGGGAAGATATAGTAGATCGAATTAAAACTGAGTTTCCTCATTTAAATATTCAGATAGGAGGTCAGACAGGACTTGATATATCTGATAGTGATAAGAGTCAAATATTAAAATATTTTAATCATGATGATAAACTTCATTTCTTTGGTGATATGATGGAAGAAGGTCAGAATGATTATCCTTTAGCAAAAGCAGTACAAGACATGGGCGGTAAAACGTACCATGTAAAAGATATAGATGAAACCCGAACATGGGTTAATCGGTTCTCCTCCTTATATGCAAACGGTTTAAGGCATAATTAGTAGTGTACGCTTCGGGTACAAAAACTAAAACTCGCTTTTAAAGGAGAATCAAATGACTAACTTAGCAACTTATCATACATCCAACCTTCCAGAATTAATGAAGGTGATAAGACAAAATGGAATAGGTATGGATGATTACCTAGACAGGTTTTTTAACGCACCGCCACAAACGTCAAATTATCCACCATATAATTTGATACAATTAAATAATCATGAATCAAAACTCGAAATCGCCCTTGCGGGGTTTAAGAAAACTGAAGTTAAAGTCTATACAGAGTTTGGAAAACTATATGTCGAAGGCAAAAAAGAAGAATCAGAAGATGTTGGAGAATTTGTCTA